TGCAAAAACTGAGCATTTTGAGTTCCAAGAGCCTCATCAGCAGCAGTCATTAAACGGCCTGCACGGCTTGCTTGGCGATCAAGAATGGCTTGTTCTGCCACATTTGCAGTTCTGCCAGGCAATGTGGCCTGCACATCAAGCAAGTTGCGCGTGGACTTGCCACCCACATCGGCAATGCGAGCCTCTGGGCCTAATTTCAAAAGTCTGGCCTGCGCTCTAGTCAATGCATTCGCCCCTGTCAATGGCTCTGGCACATCACGAATCAATGCCTCTGCCACCTTTTGCTGTGCATATGTGCCAGCAGCTGTGGGAGACATACGCGCCATGGCCTGACGGCCACCAGCGCCAAGAATGCCCATCACTGGCTGAGTGGTAACACCAAGGCCGCCACTGATCAATGCGCTTTTGCCTGCCTCTTTCAGCATCTCTATTGCGTCATCTTCGTAAGAGCCACCAAGGCCGCTGACAAACCCGTAGCCAGCGCCAGAGCCACCGGCTTGGGCCATGCGCTGGCCCATGCCCATGACTTGGCCAGCACCAGGCGCAGCAGTCATGTATCTGCCTGCCGCTTGAATTGATGGTGCGACCCTTGGTGCGACAGCTTCAATTGCTGGCACTACAGCACCACCAATATTTCTGACGACAGTGCTGGGCAAGCCGCCAAGGACCATTGGCAGACTGGCCACCAACTGACCAGCAGCGGCCTTATATGGGGCTTCTTGCTCATAAGACTCAGCAGCACCTCGCATGATGTCACGGCCTTGTGCGTAGGCTTCAGACAATGGAATGCCTTGCTCAAGCGCAGCAAATGGAGCGCCAACTGCACCCACAATCTTGGGGAATGCGGTGAATGTTGGGGCTTGCATGGCGCTGACAAATCCGCGAAATGCCGTTGGCAGTTCTGTGCCTTCTCGATAGGCCGGAGACTGTCCCAAGAATTTTAGGATTTCATTTGGTTTGTATTGATTCTCAAGCGCAGCTGTGACTTGTGGTCCAACATCGGGCAATTGGGCCAGAAACTGGATGATTTCGTCATCTTTGTAACCAGCCTTCTGTGCTTCTTTGATTTTCTTTTCAATGCCATCCATGATCAGCCTCCTGGTACTTGAAAGATATTACCAAGAGATGGTCTTGTTCCACCGCCACCGCCTGGTGATGCACCAGGTCTTGTTCGCATCAATGAGGGGATGGTGGCTGGAGCGCCAAGGGCTGTGTCAAGGTTTTTAAACTTATAAGCCTCACCAAATCCTCTATATTCATCGCGCTTTTGGTTGTATGCCTGACCAGCGGCTGCATACAGTTCATTGGACAAAGCCTTAAAGTCTTCGCGCTGTGTAGGCGTGAGCTTTTGGCCAGTCATCATGTTGTTGAAATAATTGTTCAATCGGTCCATGCGGCCTGCGGCTGCCATGGCAATGCCAAGTTCAGTCTCACGCACCACAGAGCCTGGATCGAGTAATTTCATCACCTTGGTTGCACCGGCAACATCACCAATTGGTGTGCCTTGGCTCAAAGATGAAACCACTTGGCCAAAAGAAGACTTCATGTCGCTGAAGTCTTTGTAGATTGGCTCTTGCTTAAATGCACTAGCCAACTTCATTTCATTCTCAAAGCCCTTTTGGCCACCAGTCATGTCCACTGGCACTGTGACTTTTGTTGTTGGTGCAATTTGCTTGCGATACTCGCCAACTTGACTAATGCCTGCTGTACCAGTTCCAGCCAATGGTGTGCCACTGATGTACTCCACAGCACGAATGTCAGGGGACTGGGCTTCGTATGGTGTAGCGCCCGTGTATTCTCTTGACTGACCAAGTTTATTGAATTGCATCATCTTCACTTGGCCATTCACGACCATTGGCTCTGGTTTGCCAAATTCAGTCTGGGCCATGCCGATCTTGAGCAATTCTGGCTGACCTTCTTTGCGCGTCATGCCGCTAAGAATTTTGCGCATCTCAGGATTTAATGATCCAACAATGCCAGGCGTAGCAGTTGGTGCAGGCATTTGTGCAGCCAATTGAGCGCGTTGTGTTGTTGGTCCAAATTTACCAGCCACAGACACTGGGGCCAGTATTGCCGCTTGATCTGCGGTAATGGGGGCCACAGCTGGCTCAGTGAATTGTTTTGCATAAGCCTCATTAGCCAATGCTTCCCGCTGCATCTCTTTGAGCTTGGCTGCCGTGACCAAATTGCCAAAAGCTCCGGTCATGCCCTTTTCATAAGCACCTTGGCCGGCTTGCAGGGCAGAGCCTAGAGCTTGGCCCAAACCAATACGCTGTGGGCTTCGGCCACTGGCCTGAAGCAATGCAGCCGCTGCCGCCATTGTTGACTGCAAACCCAATTGCTCTTTTTGCTTGGCAGTCAATAGCTTTTCAAGCTCGCTATCCCCACCACCGCCAAACAGATTGCCTAATAAACCATCAAGATTAAATTCAGCCATTTTGTTTCCTTAACTAAACGCGCCAAGAATACCGCCAGCAATAGCGCCATAAGGTCCGGCTATCTTCGACCCTGCCAATGCACCACCTAAAGCGCCAGCCGCTGGGTTTGAATACTGGGGTGTCGTTGATTGCATACCAAGGTTGGCAGGCTGCGCACCCAGTGAAGACTGGACCACACCAAGACGCTGGAGGCCAATGTTGCGAATGGCATCCATTTGTTGCTGGTCCAAAGCCTGACGCGCACCGCCAGCGCCCATGACCGCTTGAGCGCCACCAAGACGCAATGCTTGTTGCTGTGCAGCCAAATTACCTAGCTGGCTTGCACCGCCTAGCCTCAATTGCGCACCTTGCAAGCCTGCTTGCTGATTGGCAATGTCGGCTGCTGACATCCGGCCAATGTCGGCCTGCTGCGCAGCCATGGCCTGATTGAATGCTTGCTCGTTCAGTTGAGTGCCAAGAGTGCCAGCCTGCTTGGCAAAGCCAAGATTGGTCAAGCTCTCGGCCACACCTTGGCGTGATCCACCAAAAGCCTTGGCAGCGTTTGCACGTTCACCCATCTGCTGGATGGCAGTCTGGCGTGAAGACTCAAGGTCAGCCAATGCGTTCTTGCGCACCATCTCTGAAAAGGGATTCATGTAAGAGCCAATAGTGCCTGGACCTTGTCCAAGGCCCAGATTGGTCTTCTGCGCTGTGATCTGGCTGGGCTGATAGACACCGCCATAAGCGGCCATCTGTGCGGCCAAGTCAGTGCCAGTAATGCCTGGGCCAGCAAGGGCCGTGTTGACCAGAGCCTCCTCGCCTGCCTGATACAAAGGGTTATATCCAGCAAACTGCTGAGTCGGCAAAGCGCCAGCGACCCCTTGGGCCTGCTGAAAGTTGGCCAAGAATGCTTCTTTGATCTGTGGATCAATGGAGCTTGTTGATGTAGTTGTTCCACCTTTTGACATATCGCCACCTTATCCGAGTAAAGATTTCATTTTCTTGGCAGGCACTTTGCCCTCATTGATCATGTCCAGAAGTCCCTTGCCATACTTATTGACTGAAGACTTCTTGATCACATATTCGCCACGATCTAGATATCCAGCGCCATCATCTGGACCAGGAGGGTTCATGCCAAACAAACCATCGACAATACCTCCTCGGTTATAAATACCACTGACACTTTCGCCAGTTTCACCAGAGACGCTGACAGATTCACCAGTGACAGCGGCAGCGGCATTGGCGGCTGCCACTGAGTCATTAATTGATTCTTGGGATTGCCCAGTAACACCAGAGCTTCCAGCACTAGAAACAGGTATTCCACCAAGCCTAGCAATTTCAGCGTCAGCCTTGGCTTTGGCCAAGTTGGCAGCCTCAATGCGGTCATACAGCCCTGGGTCATATCCACCCATTGGTGTGTTGGCCACAAAGTTCTGATAAGGGTTTGTGAATGGTTTCATCTGGCCCATGATCTGAGAGTATGGGGATGCACCACCAGCTGTCACAGCAGGGTTAAATTGAGCGCCAATGGGGATGGACTGAAAATTAGCGAATGAGCCGCCAATGCCCATGTTCGCACCAGGCGCTGCCGTTGCTGGTGTGTAAAACTTTCCACCGGCATTGTTCTGAATCCATGACAAGTCAGCATCTGTCAGGTTAAACATATTCTTTGCTTGCGCTGATGTCACCTGATTCTGGGCCAACAAACTATTGAGCAAGGCAATGTCGCCATCCTTGTATGCTTTTTCAAGCTGGGCATTCAATGCCGTATTGGTGGCTGGTGTTGTAACTGGTGGCTTAACGACAGGAGGAGTGACCACCGGAGGCTTGACCACTGGCGTTGTCACTACAGGGGGAGTCACCACAGTGGGTGGAGTTACCACAGTGGGTGGAGTCACCACCGGAGTTGTTGTGACAGGAGGTGTCACTACAGTTGGAGGTGTGACCACTGGTGTGGTCTCAAGCAATGACGCAAGCCTTGTTTGCTCTTGTCTTTGTCTTGCAGCCAATTCGGCTTGGGCTGCTCGTTCATAGGCCAAGTCAGCCTCAGTTGTTGGCGCTGCCGCTTCCATGCGAGCCTGCACACTCTCAGGCGTTACGCCAGTGGCCCTTGCAAGGTCGCCAGCGCTGATGCCATACTGATTCATGCCAATTTCAATCTGGGCATCGCTCAAACCTTGAGCCTGAGCCTTTGCAAACGCATCAAAGATTTGTTTGTAATACTGCTCTTGGGTCATCCCGTTATTGAGCGCGTAATTCAGTGCTGCTGAAATTGCCATATTTATCCCCTAAAGTTCCTTTGCCATTACAGACCATTGTGGGCTGTAACCTTCGTCTTTCAAAAATGTCTTTGACCAGCCTCTTCGGCCTGCCAAAGTCACCCTGGTGCAACCAATTGATTTGCCCCAGGATTCGATCAATGGTCTCATCCTTGAGAGTTCATCTAGGTCGCCACCAGCTAAGAAGTAATGCAAACACTTCAGTCGTGGGTAGACAATGATCTCTGTCAATACCACCGAGTCCTTGGCCGGCCACAGCTGCAATCTGTGACCCTCGACCATCTCAGTGACATCGTCAAAATTATGTGTGCCTCCAGAGTATTCTAATGCCGCCTCCACATGGTGGCGTAGCCTCTCCAAATGTTCTTGGTCACTCATCGCTTACCGGCTGGGACAGCATCAAGCCTCATCACCCCAATTCGCCAGTCGGCCAATACCGCACCAGTCACCTTCACATTGACCTGACGCGCTGCAAACCGGACATCAGTCGGGTTGGCTGCCGTGTATGGCCCAAACGTAGACTGCGCACCAGTGGGGTAATTTCGGGTTTTGAATGAAACCACCGCCTCACCCAAAGTCTGCTCATCTGGGACAACTTGCCTGACCGACATGATGTTGTCGCCATTGCCCAACTGCACTGGGCCAGACTCAGCGTAGACGCTGGCGCTGTCATAGGCAAAGCCGACCTCATGCTCATAGACATAACCATCTGTAGACACGGCCATGGGGTTGGTGAACACTCCGGCATCAGTGCCAGCAGTTCTGGCCAATGTGCCTATGTTCCAGTGGTTTTCTCTGTAGTTGAAAGTGCAGTAGCTGTCATTCTCATTGCTGCCACTGCTTGGGTAGTACCACCAAATCTCACCATACTGGCTGTTGTGGACCGCATAGACCTTGGATGACTGATTAAAGTTCATATTGCCAAAGACATAGTCGGACACATCGCTTGGCAGTGGCTTGACATATCCGTCATAAATCCAGAAGCCTGCCTTGCTCATCCAAATGGCAGCAGTGTCAATGGCAGCCACTGCCTGGGCTGAAATGAGACCGCATCCGCTTCCAGCCTTCTCAAAGCCATAGACAAATGGAGCGCCAACATACTGGGCCGTGTGGACATCGACATCTGTAAACAGCAAATTGATACCCTTGACCCGCTTGCCAGCAATGAGAGTGCCAGGCGTTGCAAGCTCATAGTCGCCTGCCTGGTTGTCGCCAGCTGGGGTCCAGACTGTATTGTTCTCTTGGTCGCACCATTGGACCTTGCGTGGGTTTCCACCAGCGCCAAGGGCAAACATGATGCGCTCGGCAGTCACCATGACCGCCTTGTTACTCGTTGGCGCATTGGTGATGACAGCTGCGAGTGTGGGGGTTGTGAAGCCAAGTTGCCACTCATAGAGCTTGCCATCGGCATTGGAGCAAGCAATCAAATATTGGCCCCATGTGTCCATTGACCATGTGGTGGCCGGAGTGATTGCACCCAAATCGGGTCTGGCCACACCATAGCTGAATTTGCCATAGTCGCTGTAGCCGTAACCCGTCTTGACAATGGCATCAGCAACACCGGCTGTAAAGCTAGTCGGGGTGATTTCCTTGATCGTGCCAGACTCGCTCATGGCATAGAGCTTGGTGTGCGTGCCAATGCCGGTAAATCGTGTCGCGCTATTGTCGCGCCAGCTCAAGAAGCCTCTGCACATTCCGCTGATCTGGGTCGATGAGCGCTTTCTCCAGCCACCCATGGGCCGCAAAGTATTCTCGTACCAGCGCACCAGATTTGCGTCATACCACCGGCCTGCTGACTGGTACTCAGTGCCGTTTCTGTAAATGCCTGGGGGGAGTTTGAGGGGTATGTACATGGCAGTGTTTAGGTAATGTTTGAGACAAAGCTCATTGTGACAATGGCTGATGGGACTGCTGGCCGTGTGGGGGTTGTTCCGGCAGGGTATTGCTCAATCGAGACACCGACATCGGTTGTCCTCCACATTATCTCAACATAGTCATTGGCATTCAAGCTCAAAAAATAATTCATAGCACCAAGGGTATGGAATGGATCACCAACACCTTTTCTGGGTGCAAAGCCGAATCTGCTGTTTGAGTTTGCCGCATTTGTGCCATTGACCCGAAACCAGACATCCACATCTTGAGACGCATTTGTTGTGTTTGTAAACTGAATGGAAAACTGCAAGTTCCAGATTCCGGCATCGGCCACAGTGATTCTGGACCCACTGGCAATTGTCACGCCATTGGAAAAGTCTGTGGTGTTGAATGTGACAGCGTAGGCCGTGGTGGTATTGGCAGCCACCTGGTCGGTTGAGTCTTGAAATGCCCCATGGGGGTTATTCATAAACTTGCCGCCTCTTGGTCCAAACAGAGACCCCAGCACTGTAGTCAGTTTTCTGAAGTATCCATTCAAGGCACTGTAGTTCTCATTCAAGTGCCTGCGCTCATACGCCTCTGGGGGGAAACCCAGACTCGGTATCGATGGAGTCTCTAATTGTTGCTGCTTGGTGGCCATGGCTAATTATGTCAGGACAGACAGGGCATGGTTGATGTGCTTGATGCGATCATCGAGGCCAATAAACCCGCCATTGATCTTTTTGGTCATGGTCCGATAGTCTTGGTTGTCTGCATACTGGTTGAGCTTGTGGGTGTCCCAGAACCATCCGGCAGTCAGCGCAGCATACTGGGGCGTGGCCACCAGCTCCGGCTGCATGATCAGGTCCACCCCCAGCGCCTTGCCAGCATGGTGGTAGTTCGCAGACCCTGTGAGCTGGATGCATCCTCGGCCAATAAACCGCCAGGCATCCCCACTTGCCTCATCTCGGTTGCCCATCCGGTTGCTGTAAACAGTCGTGGCAATGAGCTTTGGATTTCTAGCGCAGGCTTGGGCCTTGGCCGCGTCAAAGCGCTTGGGCCAGAGCTTTTGCAAAGCCTCTGCCCTGTAATTGAGATTTTCTTGCAGCACCTTGAAATTACCACATTCATGGCCACACTGGCCAATGAATGCAGCCTGTCGCAATGGCGTTGAAATGTCAAAGCGCTGGAATGTTTCATTGAGCGCATCGACCCACTCTGGGCCAATGTGCAGCTTGGCCAGTTGATCGCTATTGACCATTGACGATTCTCCTTACTTCTTCGTAGGCGCTGACGCAGGCGTTGAGCTTGGTGATTGCTTTGTCTCCATCGGCTGCGATGTCGATAAGAGCTTCGATAATCTGTCGCTCAGATTCGGCTTGAGGGGGATCGATGGGTTGTGGATTTCCAGTGGCAATGGTGGCACTTGGACTGGCTTGTGGACAACTTGGGGTTGGGAGCCGCAGCCGGCCAGTCCTAGCAAGCTCATGCATAGCAGACTGTTTCTTGACAATATCATCTTGGGCCTTTCTGAGTTTCGTTTCTTGATCAATCAATTTAGTGCCAAGCTCTGCCTCTTTGGCTCTGGCCTCTTCATTCTTTTGGGCAATGGCAATCTTCATGTCATTGTCGCGCTCCAGCCACCCATAGTGGTGGCCCACTCGGTATGTACCGAATAATGAGACCAAGACACCAACAATGAGCCAGGGTAAGGGTATTGGTAGCATTATTC